CGTTTCGCGACTTTGGCGGGGATCGTCGGCGTGTCGGGGGTTAGGGGTTGGATCATCGACCCTGACAAGCATCCGACGACGATGCGTGGGGTGGTGGTCGGCGACGTTGATATCACCAGTCGCCATCAGAAGAAGCACGAATTATGGGCGATGACGAACCTGATTTTCAGCCTGGACGATGACATGCGGGAGGTCGTGGTCTCGATCTGGTGCGATTCGAATGCCACGAGTTCCTGGACGGTGACGATGAAGGATGGGATGGATCAGGTGGAGGTAACGAGGCCGATCGGTCGGCGTCTGGCTGAGACGGCTTTAGTTCATTTTGGCGGGCACAACGACATTTGTGTTGGGACGACGTGGCATGAAGATCCTGATTGGGATGAGCCATGAGCGGGAGTGTGGCTTGCCCGCATTGCACGGCCGGAAATGTCGCAGCCTGGCGGGAATCGACCTCGGAGTGGGTGCATCGCTATTCTCCGGTGCTTCCGAGCGGTGGGCGGCAGTTCTCGATTACGTTGTGTGTGGCCGGGACTCCGTTCGTCAGCAAGGCACCTGGGCTGCTTTCTGAGGCGATTTCGGCTCGCGAGGCGGCGTCTGTGGCCTCGCTAAAGCCCGATGAGCCTACTCAGGTAGGCCTGGCGCCTCCAAATTCGCCTGTCGGCGATGCCTGAATCGGGAAAAAAGCGTCGGTATCATGGTGGCCAGTCGATCTGGATCAGGACGGGTGTGAAGACTTTAGCTGAACTCAGGCTTCCGACCGGCGTTCGGGCACCGTTGTCGTTGGACGACTTAAGGCAGAAGAAACCACTGAAACTGGCGGAAATCCGCCGATTGAGGAAGAATATGGATGGAGGGAAAATCCCTGACAGGGAAAACCCTGACACACTCTCTGTGGCGGTGCTAACGGAGAAAAGACGGACCAGCCTACAGTTCCTGAACCACGCGATTTCGGTGTCCAAGGCCGATCCGGCGATGAGTTACAGATCGGCGGTTGGGGCGATCCGGGCGGATGGGAGCAACGCGGAGGCGTGGTTGCTGTTGGGGATACAGTTACGGGACATGGGGAACGAGAAGGCGGCGTGCGCGGCGTATCGGGCCGGTCTCAGGTGCCAAACTGGCGCGCAAGGCTCGCTTCGCGAGAGTGCGCCTGGCGATTTGCAGGTTCTGACGCGGCACAAGCTGCTGGTCAACCTCGGTCATTCCTTGATGAACGACGGTCAGATGGAGGCGGCGCTGGCCGTGACCGAGGATGCGATCGCCTCGGGTATGGGGTTAAGCGAGGTTCAGGGGTTGGCTTTTGCCCATACCAACAAATCGCTGGTGATGCAGCATCTGGGGATGGCGGGATCGGTCGATGAGGCCCGAGTCGGACATGATTTGTTCTACGACCCGTTGACTGAACTCGGGCTTGCCTTCGCTATGCTGTTTGATGGCCAGTATGCCCAGGGCCTGAAGCACTTTCAGGCTCGTTTTCCGTACAGACTTCCGCATTTGTTGAACATGCCTTACCACGTTTGGGATGGTAGTCACGTTGACACTTTGCTTATCGTGCCTGACATGGGGTTGGGCGACACGTTATCGTTCGCGCGATTCGTTCGGTCTGTTTCGGATCGGGTCAAACGGGTCATTTTCATGGTGCAACCGGAACTCGTGACCTTATTGCGCGGTGCGATGGTAGCGTTATGGAACGTCGAGGTCGTGGTGAACGACTCGATCATGCCTCCGGCCGATGCGTGGTGCGCGGTGTTCTCGTTGCCGGTTGCTCTGGGTCTTAATGATGAGGAAATCCGGCATTATTATGGTTTTGAACCGTTGTCGTTCGATGGAAGCAAGGTTGCATGGGACCTGGACATTGACGATCAGGACTTCAACATCGCCATTTCCTGGGCTGGTGCGCCGGGGAACGAGATCGACAAGCACCGCTCCATTCCGGTGACTGAGTTTTTAAGTCTGCTTGAAGTGCCGGGTGTGAAATTGTGGTCGGTTCAGGTTGGGCAAAGATCGAGAGAAATGCACGACCTGGGTCTGGCGGCGATGGTGACGGATTTAAGCCCGATGATCCGCGATGCGGCGGATACGGCGGGCGTGTTGCGGCGCATGGACCTGATCGTGACCTGCGAATCGTTCCTTGGGCATCTCGCGGGCGCGCTTGATCTGCCGTGCTGGGTGGCCGCGAGTAAGCGCGGGCGGGATTGGCGCATCGGCACACGCGGCGAGCGGCCTTTGTGGTATGACAAGACGCGAATCTGGCGGCAAGGCGACGATCTGGCATGGCCAGGCGTGTTCGCTCGCATGGTGGAGGAACTGAAAAATGCCACGTCCACGCTACAGGGCAAGGAATGGAGAGGGGGTAGCGCCGGAGGATCGTCCGCCAGAGGAGCCGATGATCTTTCACGCTGATACCGTGGATGATGCGATCGCGGAAGTGACCAGTTTCTTGTTGCATGAGGCGGTCATTATCTTTTCTCGGGCGAAGGCGTTAAGCCCGATCGAAAACCTGATGGACAAGGCGCATCTGAGAGGCGTGGCCCACGCGGTGAACCGCCTGGCGTTTCGGATCGACGCGGCCGCGGTGTTGCCGTTAAAGGTTCAACAGGTTGAGGGGTTGGTCGATGCCCGTTCCTGATTTGAAGCCGGTGTTCAGCAGCAATATCGAGGCTGTTGGCTACGACAATGGCACGCTCTACGTGAAATGGAACTCTGGCAAGATCAGCAGCTACGCCGGGGTGCCCCAGGACGTGGCCGAGAAGGCGTCGAACTCGTGGTCGGTTGGGAGTTTCATTCGCCAGGAGATCATCCCGGCATACTCCCATTCGTATGTCCAGGAGGACTGATGCCTGACCCCGATCCCCGCGCCCTTCAGGCCGCCGCGGCGCTGGACGAACTCTCGGCCAAGGTCACGCTGAACGCCGCCAACGGCTTCGCGGGGTGCTTCGCGCTGGTGCCGCCTGGCGAGGGTGACGTGGTGACGACGCTGATCCTCGATCCATCGGCCTCGCCGGCCGTCTTTTGGTCGCTGGTCTCGACCAAGGCCAAGATCGCGCTGGATCAGATCGCCGAGGACGAACGGGCTGGGTCCATGGGCGGGTTCGGGAGGGGCAGATGATCCTTGAAACCGGCAAGGACACGTATCTACTCGACGATCTGGGTATCGTCGATGATGTTTGCGTGCGGAGAAATGGGATCGACTACGCCCTTAACCCCATCAGTTCCGGACAATGGGCCATGGTCAAGGAGAAACAGAAACCCCCTCATGACTTACGTGGGGTGCCGACGATGTTCGCGGTTCTGGATGGATCGACACTCGCTTTTTATCCGTGCCCTGACCAGGATTACGAAGCGATCGTTTCGTACTATCCGGCCATGAGGATGGTCTGACCGTGGCCGGATGGACACCCGAACTGGCCGACCGTCACAGACAGGCCTTCCTGCGGCACCTGGATTATACGTTCTGTAAGAGTAAAGATTACGGATACATCAGTCTTGGCAAGAACCTTTTGAACTCTCAAAAGATGGTGATAGATACGGTTTTCACCGGACTTGGCGAAGACAAGCACGATTTCAAGTTCCTGAAATCACGTCAGCTTGGTATTTCTACCATAACCCGCGCTATTTCTTTGTATTGGAACGGAATTTTCGAGATGACTTCGGCGTTGCTGTTCGACACGACGCAGCATCTGGACGAAGCGCGCCTCGAACTGATCGACATGCTGCAAAAGTTTCCGCCCGAATACGAGTTCCCGCGCAAGGTCCGTGACAATCGCTACTCTCTGACCCTGGCCGGCGGCTCGCGTATCAACCTGATGTCGGCGGGCGTCGGTAAAACCAAGTCCAGCGGTGGCCTTGGGTCCGGCTCCGGCATCAGCATGGTCCACCGGTCGGAACTATGCGGCTATGGCGATCCCGAGGCGCTGGAAAACTTCCGCCACACGCTGTCGCGGCTCAATCCAAACCGCCTGTTCATCGATGAATCGACCGCCCGCGGCTATGGCATCTGGCACGACATCTGGAACGAGGGGAAAGAAGACCCGGATTGCGTGTGCGTGTTCATCGGCTGGTGGGCGCATCAAAATCAGGTGATCGAGCGCGACCACCCCGACTTCAAAACCTATACCGCCGATCCGTTAACTGACGACGAGCGGAACAAGATCCGGCTGGTCAAGGAGCAATACAACCACGAGATCACGGCGGAACAACTCGCCTGGATCAGAAAGGAAATGCGCGGCACGGACGATGACGAGAACAAGTCCGACGATCCGACGCGCATCCAGAACCAGCCATGGACCGAGGCCGAGGCGTTCCAGCAGACCGGTGCGACCTTCTTCCAGTCGGAAATCCTGACCGAGCAGACCAACAAGAACGCCAACAACAAGTTCACCGCCTACTCGTTCATGCCGGGCTTCGACTTCGCCGACATGACCGTGGTGGCGACGAAGCACTGGCGGCACGGGCAACTGAAGGTGTGGGAGG